AAAAGAAAAACTAAGAGGGGATTGCTCTCGAGTATCGATAGCAATTCTTAAATCCGCAGGAAGAGTAAAAGTAAAAAATTTCTTAGGTAGCCTCTCTCCATATAAAGGACACAAGCCAATCTTTTTTACGGCTTCATTATAGCTACCAAATATTTTTCTGTAAGTATCTATATCTGGCAAAAAACAACTCTTGGCCTCCAAGTGGAAAGGGGCGTAACTCCTGTCTTTTTTAAGTTGCCTTTTTTCAATTAACCCTAAAATATATTTTCCCACTTCTGGCGCAGGGGCTTTAGCACACCATTTTTTAAGTTGCTGTTTGGTGGAAAAATCTCTCTCAAAATACTCTTCAAATTTTTTAAAGGGCAATGGCTCTCCCGTAAGTTTGTTTATTCGGGGATAATGAAGAGTATAATATTCTGCCAAAGATAAGCCGTGCTGTTTTAGGTGCTTATGTAATGATCCTCTTCCTTCAAACTCCTTCTTGCATTCTGCACAACGAAATATTTTTTTGCAGATTCTTTCCATTATATGACCTCCTGCCTGCTGATACCTAAAACTCGAGCTTTCCATTCGTTCATCTTCTCTATCTTATCCGCCTCTTCTTCGACAGATTGTTTTTGCATATCTGCCATTTTGATCATTAGGCGTCGCTCCTCCTCTTCTTGAAAAAGATGTACTAACGCTAATACTGAAGCGTTACGTTGGTGCTGATTAGCGACCCTCTTGGCTCGCTCGCCATTCAGTTTAGCAATCATTTTATCAATACGATTTGTACATTGGTTATATTCTTCAGACTTAGTTTTTAACATCTCGGTTAAACGCATAGTTAAATCGTTTTGCCCTTCAGTGTCATCAAACATCAAGTTGAGCTTTTGTTTTTGTTGTTCGATTTCTTTAAGATTAATGTAATCCATGCATACATTAATATATAAATTCAGTTCATCTGAAGTCAAATCAGGTTTATCCCACGTAGACCTTATAAATTCCGACTCTAAAAGCTCTCGGTTTTGCTTTGTAGGGTAAGCATTAATAACTTGTATGAATCGAGGGGCAGACAGATATGTCAACACTTTTTCGAGACACTTCCTATCTGAAACACTTATCTTACCAATCTCAAATTCCTTAAAAACTACTTTGTTAACTTTTTTGATAACAGTAGTCATAATTTTTGGTGGCGCATAACGGTCTCCTGTAATTTCGTCCCGAAGATTAGTTACGTTAGGAAATTCTTTGTTAATAAAATCAGACAATGCAATGAATTTTGCGCTTTCGTAAAAGCCCCTATGGTTCGTCTCATCCTTCCACAGAAGTTGGGCAATTTCCCGTTTAGTCATCTCTGCACAATAATGGCGATGTACGAAATCCTTTTCGCTGTCCTGCAGAAAATATTTGCTGCTTTTTTTCTTGACTTTTGTTCGATACTCAAATCCTTTTTCCACCCAAAACTTTCTTAATGCTCTCCCACGGATTGTGCTTCCTTTTTCATTAGGGTCGTCAAACAGCTTTTTTGCAGCTTCATTTAAATCTCCATCCAACTCTTTGAATAGCTCGATGCCGGTTTCTTTTTCTTGCTTTGAAAGAATGAACTTACTCATAAAAAATATCCTCTTTTTTAATTATTTTTTTGGCTATATTTTTGTATTGGTTTTTTAAGTTTTTAATTTGCTTGTATCCAGCTTTTCTCCCCTTCTCATTGCTCTTGTATCCTAACACGCGAGCAATCTCTTCTTCGCTGATACCGTCTATAAATAACATCTTGTATACAAAGTAATGACGAGCGGTAAGCATATCCTGCATTCTATTATGAAGGGTAGAAGTAGCCCTGCTGATATCAAAATGATCTTCAGGCGCTGTGTTTTGGGTATACTCATGAAACTCCAACGATAAAGGCATTTTTATGTCGTATGCATTTTTTTTTGTTTTTTCCCATTTCGCGAAGAGCTCGCATTCGTTGCACTGGAGCCCGCTCGGAGTTAAAGCACATAACGCTGAGATTTGATCGCCACCTTGCTCTTTTGATTGATTATGCTCGCAATTTAGACACGGTCGCGCAAAGTTGGAATAATTGTTTCGTAAAATATTTTTTAATTGATTGGATATAATCTTATTGACCCACGGCTCAAGAGGGCGCGACTGATCCCATAAATTCCATTTCTTGAAAATATGAGCTCGGATAATTTGTGCTACATCGTCAAAATCGAACCACGCAATGGCATGCAAATGCCACTTGTAGTACCTTTTACGAATTTCGTTGTCTATGACTTCCGATTTAGCTTCGTAAGTGTCATTCTTGTCCATCCTCGGTTATTGCTGGCTGCTGTCTTGATGCGCATTCTGCAAGAGACTGAGAAAGGAATTCTTCTTTTGTTTGCGTTTTGTGACCTTTGATCGAAGTAGGGGTTGGACCCATGTCGCTTGGCGCCATAGGATTCTCAAACAAATTCCCAAGGGTCGTCTTACCGCGTTCCATTTCAATAGAATAATCTAATTTTCTGAGTACGGGGACCCCCTCAAGACCTTCTTCTTCATGAGCCTCAGAAGCTACAGTAGCGCCTACTTCGAATTTTTCCCCACAAGTTTGACAAAACTTTGGTTTGTTCAAAGTATAAACTCCTCTAGCTCCACATTCGGGACAAAATATACTAGCCATTTTTATATATTTTTAATTTTTGGGATGTTTTCAATTTTATTTACTATAAATTTTAAAATTTCACTTCTCATAATGTCATCCTTAGTAAACTCAAAGCAATGAATACCCTCGTCTGAGCTCTCCTTATCGTTAAAGGCTTGCCACATGGTGCGAAAGCCTGTTTTTCCATTAATGTCTGACTGAAGAGGGTCCCCACAGATGAACATTTTTGTCTTTTTTCCGATGCGTGTTACTAGCGTTACCAACTCCTTTAGCGTAAAGTTTTGAGATTCGTCAGCAATAATTAATTTATTAGACCAATTAGCTCCTCTTAAATAATTAACAGGGGCCGCTGAAATAATTTTTTCTTCTGTAAGCATTTTAATTTGATCGCTGGCTAAAATCTCTTGCATTTTATCGGTTAACGGCATCATAAAGGGATGAAATTTTTCCTCCACATCTCCGGGCAAATGCCCTAAACCTCTATCTGCACTTTCCACAATCGTCCGAACATAAAAAATATCTAAATCATTATCATCATTAAAGAGCCTTAGCGCCGAATACACTGACATGAATGTCTTGGAGCATCCCGCAGGGCCCGCTATGAACATTATTTTTGTTTTTTCGTCAAACGCTTTTTGTAAAAAAATTTTTTGTTTATCTGTTAAATCAAAATGTTTAAAGTTTAATTTGTACTTGCTTTCTGTTATCGGCAAAATTTTTTCCGTCACTTTAGGTTTTTTACGCCTAGTTGCCATATGTTCATATATAATTACACTTGACTAATGATTTGTCCCCCTTATTATAAAAAGAAATGATATTTCATGTGTTGTCCATTCCGGTACACCCCACTTGCAAAGAAATCACCATTTGTGCCTTTACCCAAAAAGTTTACAAATTTTGTGCCGAAATGTTCAAAAGAGGGCACACCGTTTACCACTATGGCCATCCAGACTCTACCGCCCCGTGTACTAAGCATATTAATGTTGTTTCACACGAAACCTACAAAGACCACTTTAAAGGCGAAAAATGGCAAGATTTTTTATCCCAAAACATAAAAAACAAACTACACGAAGAATTTAACACAAACGCCGCTCGCGAAGTACTAAAGCACCGCCACAATAAAAATGATCTCCTGTTAGCTTTTTGGGGTGTCGGACATAAAGATGCGTGTGAAAAGTTGAAAGATAGCATGATTGTTGTTGAGCCTAGCATAGGTTATGATTCTTTTTTTGCTCATTTTAGAGTATTCGAATCTTACGCTCACCTCCATAAAATGCTAGGAGGGGCGCAGCAAAATCACCCCTCCCCTACTGACCATGTGATACCCCCGGGGTTTACTCCGGATGATTTTGAATTCAGCGAAAAAAAAGAAGATTACTGGCTGTTTTTAGGGCGCATTGTAGACAGCAAGGGCGTACATATAGCAGATCAACTATCTCGCGCTTTGCGACAACCGATCAAATTTGTTGGTCCCCAAACCCTTAAAACAACGCTGTCCAAAGACAATCCTTATGCTGAATATATCCACACTGTCAGTAACGAGCGAAGAAAACATTTGTTAAAAAAAGCCAAAGGGTTGCTAATGCCCACCTTGTATATGGAGCCCTGCGGTTGGTCTATGATAGAAGCTTGGTTCTCTGGAACACCTGTGTTAACCACAGATTGGGGAGCTCCTGCTGAATATAACCGTCACCATAAAACTGGCTTTAAATGCCGTAGCCTCAATGAATTTTTTCACGCCGCAAACTTAATTGGAACGATTAGTCCCCATTATTGCCGTAAATACGCTGAAAGCCAATTTCACATATCTCATATAATGAAACGTTACGAAACTTACTTTGAATTTTTGATTAATGAAAAAGATTATGGCTTTTGGGGGAATACTTATGATCGGTGCTCTTTCACTTCGCAACGTTTTTTAGTGTAAATTTAAATAGATAATTTCATTATAAAAAGGTATTGAATGAAAAAAAAAGCTTTTACGCTTATCGAATTGTTGGTAGTCATTGCCATAATTGCAATTTTGGCGGCCCTTCTTCTCCCCGCCCTTGGCTCAGCTAAACAAACAGGGTGGCAAGCATCATGTATAAACAATCAGCGCCAACTTAATCTTGCCTATACGCAATTCGCCGGAGACCACGAAAATAGATTCCCTTACGCATCAGCTTGGGCAGGCGAACCCACCGGTATGTGGGCGTGGGTTGCCGATAGCATGAGCGGTAACGGCCCATGGGGCCAAACCAGTAGACCTCTCTTTTTTTCACCTTTAAAACCATACGCAGGTATGGGGATATACCACTGTCCGGGTGATAAGTCAACTGTTACAGTTAACGCTAAGATTATAAACAGACCTCGTTCTTATAGTATAAATCTTTTTGTTGGTGGTTGGTCCGGATGGCCTTGGCTATCAGACACCCAATACAAAATTCACCATGAATATGATGATGTACGCAACGCTAGCCAGTTGTTTACCTTTATCGAAATGCCGCCCCAGTCCATTAACGCTGGAAATTTTAGAGTAGCGCCAACACTTAAAAATGGTGAGAGTTTTTTCTCCCAAGACTGGCCCGGGGTTTATCATAATAACGGTTCTGTTGTTTCTTTTGTAGATGCGCATGTAGAATTTAGAAGATGGCTAGAAGAGGATACAATAAATATATCATCCGACGCGATGGATCCGACAACCAACCAAGATAAAATAGTAAGCCCAAACAACCGAGACCTTGCATGGCTTAGGCAAAGAGCGATTGTACCAGATCCTAATAGTCACAGATGGTCAGGCGGAGGAGGCGGGATAGGCCGATACAATAGACCCGGGAACCATCGCAATATAGATGGCAAAGTGTACGACTCATGGGGTTGGTACTGGAATGACAGTTGGGGAAATCATCCAACTTGGAAACCGTACCAATGAAAAAAGGATTTACTCTAGTTGAATTACTGGTGGTGATTGCCATTATCGCACTTCTAGCAGCGCTAATGTTACCAGCAATTGCTAAGTCTAAATCAATCGCACAAAGAGCAGCCTGTATAAATAATCAAAAACAATTACAAATGGCTCACATGACCTTCAGCGATGACCACGGTGACAAAATATTATATTCAAGCTCTTGGAAGTATGAAAGATGTTCGAAGTATACATGGGCGCCCGGTAGTTTGAATCTCTCTAAATATCTAAACCAAGCACAATTTCTAAAAAAATCTCCCCTTTTTCCTTACATGGGCAAATCCCTTGGGGTATTTAAATGCCCGGCAGACAAAGACATGATCAGAATAACAAACAAGGCCGGTGAGTTAAGACAGATCTTCCCGCGGCATAGGAGCTATAGCGTAAACATTCACGTAGGAGGATGGGCTGGCTGGCCAGTGGAAAATGATAAAGAATGGAAAATATATCACAAACAACAAGATATAGAAAATCCATCTAATATTTTTACATTTATAGAAATGCCATTTGAGTTTATAAACGCTGGTTGCTTTCGGGTAGTTATGAACGAAGGCCCTCCTACCCATAAAGTATACGACATGGACGTCCCGGGTAACTACCACATTGATGGAACCGCATTAGCTTTCGCAGATGGTCATGTCGAAACCAAAAGATGGCTGGACGAGCGGACAAAAACTGCGCAAGGCAAATATTACATTGATGGTTCTAATTTC